CGAGTGTGATTGCAGACGATATTGAAACTTCCGACAACACCATAACCAATGATCAACGAGATAGGATCAAAGAACGTGTTGCTGAATTTGGAAAACTTGCAAATCAAATACTTGTGGTAGGCACACCGCATTGTGAGGAAACAATATACAATCATTTGGAAGATGTTGGTTACGAATTCAAACGTATACCAGTGGTCAGAAAACGTGATGTGATACAGGAGGACAGCACAGTTGCCGAAGAGGATTATCTTGCTTGGGACGACCACCCGGACAAGATGTTCACTTATGAATGGTTGGATCAACAGAAAAGAGAAACAACAGAAGGTGACTTCAACTCACAATATATGTTGATACCACAATCAACTTATCAACCGTTGGTACAGTTGGAGAACATAAAATATTACAAAGATGAATTCCAGTGGCAAACCATAGCACAACCTTTTGGCAATGACCTACACACCTGCAAACTTGGCAGACACAACATAGAACGTGTGTGTTCATATTGGGATCCTGCACAAGGTTTGAGCGGTCGAGACAACAGCGTGTTGTCCATATGTGCCAGAGACAGCGAGGGCAACACTTTTGTACATGACATCAAAGTGCTGTCAGCGGTGGACAAAGAAACAAAAGATTTTACAGAACAATGTAGAGAGATAATTCATGCCTGTGCATATCATAAGATCAGTCACGTGTATGTGGAAGAAAACTTTTCTGCAACGTTGGCAAATGAATTGCGTAAGGTAGCGAGAGAACTGAAAGTGATGGTACAAGTTGTTGCAGAATTTAGATCAAAAAACAAAATGGTGTTCATTGCACAGACACTTGAACCATTAATAAAAGTTGGCCGTATGTATGTACATGAAAGGGTAAAAAACAACACACCGTTTATGGATGAATTGCAGGCATTTCCACAACCGAGAGTGCATGATGACTGCATTGACGCAACCAGTGGTGCCATCAGTCAGTTGCCTAATTTGGCCGTAGATGTTTCGAAGGTTGCCAAGGTATTCAACCCCTTACAACGCTCTGGAACCAGTTTTAAAATCAACTGATGCCATAAATAATTGGACGATCAAAGTTATTTATAATATAATAACACACACGCGAAAAGGAGGCTTACACGCTAAAAGATTATGAAGGTTTATTCAAAATTAGTTTGGGACAAAGATTTCAACGTCATAGAAGAATTATCATCGGAGTATGAAGGTCCGGTAACACAGATGATGTGTAGCCCCCCTCCTCCACCACCACCACCACCACCAGCACCTGCACCTGCTCCGGCTCCGGCTCCGACTGGACCTGGTAGAGCAAGATTCACAGGACAAACAAGACAAGCGGCCGCTAGAGGTAGAGGTGTGTTAATTACTCAAAGACAAGGTGCTTTGGGTGTACAAGATGAAGAATTGGGTGCGGCACCACAAAGAAGAAGTTTGTTGCAACCAGCAATACAAACAGCACAAAACGTAATTAGACTTATAGGAGGTGGATATTAATGTGTGTACCAAGAATGCCAGACATGCCGAGTGCAGATGAACAGGCTAGACAACAATTAGAAATTCAAAGACAACTACAAAAAGATGCGGATGAAAGAGCGGCAGGACAACTAGCCGACGAAAGAAAAAGAGCCGCACTTGCACAACGTAGATCCAGAAGGGGTAGAAGAGGTAGAAGTAGTTTGATCACGCAGAGATCCGGTGGCCTTCTAGGTTACGAAGTTCCTGAAGGAACAACACAAGGAAGTCTTACTGCTACAGGAACTAATTTCTCATCTCTATCTAATCAATAGTACATGAAAGATTATATCGCAAAGGCATACAAACTTGCCAAACAAGAGAGAGACAAGCACGAATCAGAAATTTCTGAAGCGTATCTTTACACTAGGCCCAACAGGGACATCTACAGAAAAGATACAAATCAAACAGACAGAACAAAGATATTTGACTCGACTGCACCAGACGGTGTACAGACTCTAGTATCTACAATTTTGAATTTGTTGATTCCGCAGAACCAACAGTGGGCAACTCTTTCCGTGCGAGAAGATCTTAAGGAACGAGTAGCGACAGATGTAAAGAAAGCACTTGACGTAGCAAACAGAACAGTATTCAAAACAATCAGAGACAGCAATTTTTATATTGCGGCATCTGAAGCATTGACTGATTCTGTGATATCAGGGTGCGGGTGTATAGGTATGTACGAGGACAAGCAGATTGACTTCGTGGCAGTACCAAGCCATCAATTATATTTTTTAGACAATCATCAAGGACAGATTGAAACAGTATTCAGAGAACACGAATTACCAGGCACGTACCTTTTAGAAAATTATCAAGAAACATTACCAGAAGACACAGTAAAAGATTGCTCGGCAAATCCATACAAAACACACAAAGTTTTAGAAAGTTGTTTTAGATTACCAAACGACACAGAATTTACATACACGGTACAAGTGGGCAAAGATATGTCGTTGTTGAAAACAGAACGTATGCCAGTGCAGATGTTCACGGTATTTAGATTTGGCAAGACAGTGGGTGATATGTGGGGCACAAGTCCTGTGAGAGAAGCATTACCGCACATTAGAGTTGTCAATGAAGCACAGATGTTGTTCATGGAAGCGGCATCATATCTTGCATTAGGATCATGGCAGGTGTCTTCAGACACAGCAATCAATTTTAGTAATATGAAATTAAGACCAGGTGATGTTATCACAGTAGATTCACCTTTACAGGCAGTACCTTTTCCAGGACAGTTAAACATCACAGAAGCAACAATAAATGATCACAGAGCAATGATCAGACGTATCATGTTCAATGATGCAATACTACCACCAGATGAATCAAAATACCAAACTGCCACAGAAGTGCAGATTAGACAGTCTGAATTTTATAGACGTATAGGTCCGTCGGGGTTAAGATTAGAACAAGAATTTTTAAGACCCGTGATAGGCAACTTGATCAAGAGATTACAGATGAGAGGTGATGTAGAAGACTTCGCAAGATTTGGTAACATCAGCGAATTAGTTGTAAACTCAGCAGTTAAGAGAGGTATCGCACTGACAGAGATCACAAGAGATCTACAACTGGTACAAACAATCACACAGTTGGGTCCAAACGCATTGGTCAATCTAGACCTACAAAAACTTGCACGTAAAATATTGAGAGATGGTGATATGTCACCTGAAGTGTTAAAGACAGAAGCAGAAGTACAAGAAACTATTGAACAACAGACACAACAAGAGCAGGCACAACAGTTGCAGGCATTGGCTCAACAATTACAACAGCAAAATCAACCACCTTCAGTTTAATCCACATAAATACAGTTGTAAACGAAACACAACTGTAACTAAAAAAACTGAACATGAAAAACTCACAGACGCAACTACAACAATTTTATCGTCAAGTATTTGAATCCCCAGCAGGTAAGGCAGTTTTTGAAGATCTAAACCGTGTCATACATCAGACACGAGTCACTAGTGATTCTCCAAATCCTTACGCGGCTGTGTATCAGGTCGCTCAACAACAACTGTTGAGAAGGATAGAAAATATGTGTCGTGAACGTAGTGTTCAACCAACCAACAAGAAGGAACACATAATATAATGCCAGAAGATAATACACAAACCGCACCAGCGGAACATTTAATAGATACGCAACCAGAGGCTCCTGTTGAAACTGTGCCTAGCAAAGAAGCAATAGAAGTCACAGAAAACGAGAGACCAGAATGGTTGCCGGAAAAATTTAAAACAGCAGAGGATCTTGCCAAGTCATACACAGAACTTGAAAAGAAAATCACCAACAAAGTGCCTGAAACATATGATTTCAGCGTAACAAAAGAATACGGACTTGATGCCATGCCAGAAGATTTGGGTCAAGAAGTCACAACTGTGTTTAAGAAAGCAGGATTTACGCAGGATCAAGTTAAAACTGCACTTGCATTGTACTCTGATCAAATGGCCAAAGCACAAACACAAATGGCCAATGAACCTAGAGTCAATCTAGATCAAGAACAGACCGCATTGCAACAACAATGGGGCAACGAATACGCAGACAGATTGGAATCTGTAAAGAAATATGCAGGTACACTACCAGAGCGTGTGATACATCAACCATTGGTGGACACAGCGGAAGGCATACAGTTCTTGGAGCAGTTGATGAGCAACAACAGAATGCCGAATCCCATAGCGAACACACAGGCATCTGCCGCTAGAGATGTAAACAGCGTGAGAGATGAGATCAGAGTCATGAGACAAGATGACAAGTTCAAACTGCCTCCAGGAGATCCTGTTGGAGAGGCCCATAGGCAGAAATTGTACAATCTTTACGAACAATTGAGTAGATTAGAAGGATAATGAAATCCGCTGATCAATTGGATCTACGGCAATACATCGCAGAGTTTAGGGGCCTATTGAGCCAAAGCACCTGCGATGCAGTCGTGGAATGGAGCAAAGACCTTCCAGAGCACAAAGATGCTTGGAAAGGTTGGTCCGCGGCCGAGAGTGCAATAAGCAACACAGAGAACGTAATAACCAAACACAGGATCTGTGAACACACAATGATGGATCAATACCATGGTCCCTGCTGGAACAATATCGAGACAGCATTACAACACATAATTCAACAGTATCCATACCATCACAAGGCAACTGAACACACAGGTGTCAGCCTCATACGTTATAGAGAAGGACACAAATTCGAGGAACACATAGATCACTATGGTGGTGCCAACAGGACATTGAGTTGTAGCATCGTATTGAACAATGAGTATACCGGAGGTGAGTTGTGTTTTTGGCAGGGTCAATATCAAGTGCCTGATCTACGCACAGGAGATGCAGTGGTGTTTCCCAGCAACTTGTGTTTCCCGCATGAAGTTCGACCCGTAATCACAGGCACGAGATATGTGTTGATCGTTTGGTTCTGCTGATGCAGAAGCAGACCTATCCCATACTGTGGACCATGTATCACACAGCCATAGTTG